TTCATTAAACCCTAACTCTACTACATATATTGGTAAAGTATTAGGTACAGAAGCAGTAGCTCAAACAGGATCTGTGTTTCCTTACTTATTATTCAGCAACTTTATCACTGGAAGTGGCGCTTTAAGCGTAACATCTTCTATGAGTTCATCATTACAATTCACAGCAGCTAACTGTATCTTCACTAGCTCAAACGCAAGTGGATACGATCATGCTTCTACTCCTTGGGTATTAGCTGACAGCAACACTAGATTATTTAAATTCCATCACTTATCTGATGGTTTTGCTACTAACAGAGATATTAAAGTTTCTATTTCTAACATCGCATCTGGTTCAAACGCAAGCACTTATTCTACATTCGACGTATTAGTTCGTCAATGGAACGATACAGATAGAGCACCTTCAATCATAGAGCAATATATTGGAATGACTTTAGATCCTAATTCTGCTAATTTCTTACCTAAAGCAATCGGTGACAAGTATCTTGTTTACAGTGAAGCTACAGCAAGAGTAGTAGAAAACGGTGACTACGCTAATAACTCTAACTACATCCGTGTAGAAGTTACAGATGCAGTTAAAAACGGTTCAACTCATCCATTGTTAGTTCCAAACGGATACGAAGCAGTTTATGAAACTATCGCAGGATTCACAGGATATCGTTTACCAGCCGCAGCAACATTAACAGGTTCTTCTACTGTTTATGGTGGATTTGATTATTCTAACCCAGATAACCTTAACTACTTAAATCCAGTACCTTCAACAGCAGCAACTGGTTCAAACACCAACTTTACTAAATCCGCTGGTGAAGCTAAATTTACTTTACCTATGCAAGGTGGTACAGATGGTATGAACATTACTACTATCAAGAAGATTGGTTCAACAATCGCAGCTGATGGTACTAACGTATTCGGTTTAGACTTATCTACTAGCAGTACTGCTGGTACATTAGCTTATAGCAAAGCCTTAACTATCTTAACTAACACAGAAGAATACGCATTTGACTTATTAGCATTACCTGGTGTAATCGAACAATATCACTCAGCTGTAACAGCTTTAGCTCAAACAGCAGCAGAAACTCGTACAGACGCAGTTTACATCCGTGACTTAACAGGTGTAGCAGCTACAGTTACAACAGCAGTTTCTACAGCAGCTCCTTTAGATTCTAGCTACTCAGCAGTATACTTCCCTTGGGTGAAGGTACGTGACTTAGGTAGTTCTAAAGACATCTTCGTTCCAGCTTCAGTAGTTGTTCCAGCAGTTTATGCTTACAGCGACAAGGTATCTGCAGAGTGGTTCGCTCCAGCAGGTCTTAACAGAGGCGTTGTAGGTGCAGCTGATACTTACATCAGATTGAGCAAATCAGATAGAGATACATTATACGCTGGTCGTGTTAACCCAATCGCTAAATTCCCTAACTCAGGTGTAGTAATCTGGGGACAAAAGACTTTACAAGTTAAAGACACAGCTTTAAACCGCATCAACGTTCGTAGATTGTTAATCAACTTACGTACTTACATCAGCGGTGTTGCTAACAACTATGTGTTCGAAAACAACACAACAGTTACTCGTAACAAACTAGTAAACGCTATTACTCCATATATGGAAAATGTACAAACTCGTCAAGGTTTATACGCTTTCCGTGTTCAAATTGACGATACATTGAATACTAACGACGTAATCGATCGTAACCAATTAGTAGGTAAGATCTATATCTCTCCAGCTAAAGGCATCGAATTCATCTTGTTAGAGTTTAACGTAACCGCAACAGGAGCAACTTTCCAATAATCTAATATTTATTAACAAGAACTAAATTAATATAAAATGGCATTACTTAGTACAGACGATATGTTAGGAACCATGTTCGAACCGGTGTTACAGCACAGGTTCGTAATGTACATCGACGGAATCCAATCATACTTGATCAAAAAAGTAGGTGGAATAGGATACGATGACGGTGAAGTTATCATCGATCATATCAACTCTTACGTTAAATTCCGTGCAAAACGCAGATGGAACGACGTAACATTGAGCTTATATAACCCGGTTTCTCCTAGTGGAGCTCAAGCTGTAATGGAATGGGCACGTTTAGGTTACGAAACTGTAACTGGTAGAGCAGGATATGGTGACTTCTATTGGAAGGACATCACTTTCAACGCTATCGATCCAGTAGGTAACGTAGTAAACGAATGGGTGATCAAGAAGGCATACATTAAGAACGTAAGTTCTTTTGGTGACTGGGACTGGTCAGCTGACGCTTATACAACTATTGAGCTAACCTTAGGAAACTCAGGTATGGTTTTAAATTTCTAATAGAAATAATTGTAATTATAGACAAAAGTCCCTATATTCGTATAGGGATTTTTTGTTCTGACCTTAAACCTGATATTTATATCATATAAAGCACACACATGACACAAATAGAGAAATTAAACAACTTGATTAAGAAAGTTCTTAAAGAAGAATTGGAAGAAGCAGGTGATAAAATGATAGTTCCAACAAACGATCCTAAGAAAATGGAGAAGTTAAAAGCTGCTAAAGCTGCAGGTGTAACCGCAGTAGTAGACGATCCAGCTGATCCAGCTAGTGATAAGTTAAAAGAAACAGAAGTAGACTCTACAGAGACTCCATTATCTCACGACTTAGCTGGTAAGATTGCAGAAGTGATCGATGGTTTAAAAGCTATCACCGAATCTCCTAAAGATAAGAAGCATGCTAAATACGCTGAAAAGGTAATGAAGCATGTAGGTGCTGCTCAAGCTGCATTAGAGGCTCTTACAGGCCACGAATCAATATTAGAAGAGAAAGACGCAGCTCAAGCTGAAAAGGACGCTGAAGGGCACCTAAAAGGCATTAGAAAGCATATGAGCAAAGTTATCAAAGATAAGGATACGTTAGATAGAATCATGAACAAGATGCCAGTTGGTAAAGCTATGGAGCTTAAGAAAGCAGCTGGTGGTGAATTAGATGAAGAGAAAGTAGCTAAAGCTATGTTGAAGTACGTGATTAAGGAAGGTTTAGTTAAATAAGCGCCCTGCTACCTCAGGAATATTCGAAACTCCACGATTCTTAGACCGGTCGTGGTTTTTCTTTTTTAAGAAAGTTTCAATCTATATATTTATATATACAAAACACAGTTTATGTCAGAAAATCAAGTTTTTAAAACACCCACCCAACCTTTAGACCTACCTTCAAAAGGTAAGTTATACTCAAAGGAAAGTCCATTAAGCTCAGGGGTAATCGAATTAAACCTCCCAACAGCTTACCACGAGGACATTTTAACCAATCGTAACTACATTCAGCAAGGATTAGTCATTGACAAGTTCTTACAGGCTATTATAGCCACTAAAATCGACTACAACGAGCTTTTAGTAGGTGATAAGAATGCCATTATGGTAGGGGCTAGAATCCTAGCCTACGGTAGTAACTACACATTCAAGTACACAGACCCTTCTACTAGAGAATCTGAGGAGATAACAGTGGACTTAAGCCAGTTAAAAGAGAAAGAAATCGATTGGACCCAGGTAAAAGAGGGTATCAACGAGTTTGATTTCACTTTACCTATGTCCAAAGTGACAGTCACATTTAAGATTTTAAGTCATAAAGACGAAAATAACATCGAAGCAGAGCTAAAAGGCATGCAAAAGATCAGCAAGAACATGTCAGGTGATATCACAGTTAGGTTAGGTAACTCAATTGTGGCTATCAACGGCAACAGAGACCAAAAATCTATCAGAGATTTCTCTAAGAGCATGCCAATGCAGGACTCTCAAGCCCTAAGAAAGTATATTACATCTGTAACCCCAGACATCTTAATGAAGTTTAACTTCACAACTAAGAGCGGAGAGGTAGTGGAGGGCCTTAGTTTGCCGATGACGGTTGACTTTTTTTGGCCTGACCTCGGAGTATAGATCCCACATGTTTGACGATATCCTCTGGTTATCAATGAATACGAACGGAGGAATCAGCTATGAGATGGCATATCACATGCCTATAGCCTACAGGCTTATCAACATCAAAAAGGTGGCTGATAAGATCAAAGAACACAATGACGCAGTCGAAAAGGCCAATAATAAGGGTACTACCATGTCCATGGAAGACCTTGCTAAGCGTAAAGATTTTAAACCAGACTTCGTTACATCTAAAGCCGCTCCTAAAAAATAGCGGCTTTTGATATTTATATATAAAGCTACAATATGGCTACTCAAAATCCAAATAACATATCACAAGCAGATCTAGACGCGGTTTTCGACTTTGCTAGGCGAATTGAAGAAGCTAGGTCTGAGCTAGGAGAGGTATATGATAAAACAAAGGAAATTGCAGCTTCTTTCAAAAATTCAAATGATGATATTAAAGTAACATTTTCGTTATTTACATCTGTTAAAAATCAATTAATTGATGTTATTGAGCTTAATAATAGATTAGGAACATCTTATATAAGACAAGATCAGATAACTAAAAAAATAAACGCAGCCGTTTCCGATAGATCTAGAATTGAGGCGTTGATAAAAACAGCACAAGCCGAAGGAACACCTGATGCTGATATTAGATTAGAATTATTAAATAAAGAGTTAGAAACTGTTGATAAAACACAAGCTTTTATAAAAGAAATAGAAGGTAGGTTAGAAAAAAGTAATGATGAATATACAAAAATGTACTTTAAGGCTTCTGCTGTTAAGAAAGTAATATCTAGTATAGCCGCTATACCAATTCTCGGACCACTATTACAATTTGAAGCTATAGGTGAGAAATTTCAAAAGAGCA